CGAGACTTGCTGCATGTTGTTCGGGTTTCGGGATAGCCCGAGTTCTAGACCGTGGTGGTCTGACGCTCCACTCTCTATGCCGAAAACCTCGAAGCCATCTTCGGCCCAGAAGTCCACAAGGCGAGCCATGCAGTAGGACGAAAGCGGGTCGCAGTTGAGTTGCCCGCCATTGGAACTCCCCGAGATGTTGAGCCCCTGGCCCGAGTTGGCCGCGCCCTGTGAGATCACTGACACGCCGGCGGGCCCCGTGTTGGTGACCGTGCCGCCGATGAAGCGCATGTCGGTGTAGATCGACGCGTTTGTCGAGGTGAAGTTGGCATAGGGGAAGCCGGTATGTGGACCGATCTCGACTTCCGAGAAGGCGTTGAGGATGGTCAGGTTGAGGTTGCCGCTGTGATCGCCAACGGTTCCGTTGCCGAGGTCGAGCAACCCACCAGAGTTAAGTGCGAGAACCGCGGAAGGCCAGCCGACGGTGCTGACGCCCGTGAGGGTGATCGTCCCGCCACCGGCCCCGTTGTTGACGAGACTGAGCCAGTTCGTCGACCCATTCTTGAAGTTCACCGGGTTGCTGGTGAGGAAGTACGGCGCGACGGCGCTGGGGTCCCAGAGCATCTGGGTTTGGCCGCAGAACGCGTTCGCGCAGTTGTATTGGAACTGGTTGGTCGAGCCGCCGGGGACGGCGGTCGCGCCGATGCTGGGGGCGGTGTAGCACTGCGCTGCGTGGCCGGCTGCGGTGGCGTAGCCGCAGACTTTGTCGGTGGGGGCTGGGGTGACGACTGGCAGGGTGTCTAGGCCGGCCGCGAGGGCGGGTTCGGCGCATGACGCCAGGACCGACGCGGTCGCGCCGGCGAGCAGAAGCTTGCGCATGATTGGGTCCTTCAGTCTCAGGTCAGGCGGCGAAGTCGGGGGCGGCGAAGCGGTGGGTCGCCAGGCCGGGGAATTTGGCGGAGACCTCGGGCTTTTCGAGGAACTTGCGCGGGTTGGGGTGGCCGCCGCCAGGATAGGCGCCGTTGACGTAGGCTAGGATCAGGTAGGCCGCCGCGGGCGAGACGAAGCGCATGCGTGGGTGCTTCAGCATAGCCTCCACGTCCGGCCGGGCGCGCTCGTAGGGGTGGTGGCGCACGAGCGTCAGGGCCAGGTAGTGCTGGGCCCAGGAGGCGATGGCCTCGCCGTGCGGGTGGCTGCGCGCAGTGTTGAACGTCAGCGTGGCGTAGAGGCTCTCGCAGAGCGCCGGCGGTCCCCATTCGGGGTGGGCGTAGACGTAGGCCTCGACCTCCAGCACTTCGTCGCCCAGGTGGGCGGCGAGATAGTTGGCCACCGGGCAGTGCTGGCGGCCGATGGCGGCGTTGGAGGCGATGTAATCGCTGAGCAGCTCGGCGACGGTGACGTATTTCAGCCGCGCGGCCCAGGGATGGACCGAGGGGTCGGCGTCCATCTCGGCGGGATCGGTGACGAGCTGTACCGGCATCAAGCCCTCGCGATGATCAGAAGGTTGCAGCCGCCGCCCAGGTTGGCGCCCAGCCAGGAGCCGGCGCCGGCCTGGCCCGGGACGGCGCCAGCTGCGCCGTCGCTGTTGTTGTCCGGACCGGGCGAGGTGACCGCGCCCGAGGCGATACTGATGACGGCGCCCGGTCCGCCGCCGTCCCAGGTGTCGACCAGTCCGCCGTTGTGGCCGGCGTAGGCGGTGACGGAGCTCGCGCCCGTCGCGGTGTTGCCGGTGCTGGCCGCCGCGCCGGCGCCGCTCGCGCCGGTGGTGGCGTTCGTCCCTGGGTGCGCGGCGAGCGAGAGGCCGGTGGCGGTGCAGGTGGCGTCCGAACCGACCGCGGCCGGCAGGGTGTAGGTGAACGCGGTCGAGCCGGGCGTGACCGGGAAGCTCTTCACCACGACGACGCCCGCGCCACCGCCGCCTCGGTCGGTCGAGCCGGACTTGGAGCCGCTACCGTTTCCGGCGCCAGGCACGCCGGTGAGCACGATGTCGGCGTGGGCGTACGACCCGGCTGGGCAGGTGAACGTCTTCGACGTTCCCGGCGCCGAGTCGTTGAGCAGCGCCGTGCCGGGTGCGCCGCCAGAGCCGCCGCCGCCGGTGGTAGCGCCGCCCGAGGTGATGATCTGCAGCTGGCCGAGGATGCCGTTCACGACATAGGCGACGGCGACGTCGTAGGTCTGGGTGGCCTGCACCGGGGCGATCAGGAACTGGGTGGCGGCGTTCGAGGTCGTGCCGGCGGTGATCCAGGCGGTCGTGCCAGTCGGGCGGTAGAAGAACTCGATCGCCGAGGCCGACGCGTTGTCGCTGGCGCCGTTGATCTGCAGCGCTGGGGTCGCCGCGCCACCATTGGTGATGATCGTGGCGGTCGCGGTCCAGGCCGCCGAGGCGGGTGGACGCGCGCCAGCTGGGATCGGGACGGCCGAGTAGGCGATGCAGCTGGAGAGCGGCGCGGCGGCATTGCCCCACGGGTTGAAGCTCTGGAACTTCACGAACACGGTCTGCCCGGCCTGCGTCGCGAGGTAGGGGAAGTTGAAGATCGCGTCGTCGAGCCGGACGAAGTTCGCGCCCGCGCTGTGCGCTGCGATGGCGGTATTGAGGACGCCGCGGCGCATGTAGCTGGTGAGGTTGTAGCGGTTGGGCGCCGTCAGCGTCGCGGTCTCGAAGGCGACCAGCTCGCTGTCGACGAGGCAGAGCGTGCCGGAGGTGTCGGCGACCGCCTGGACCGCGCTGGTCAGCATGCCATTCGAAGCCGCGAGGTCGACGCTCAAGGTGTCGGTGGTGTCGGGGTCGGCGTGGCTGGCGTAGCTGGCGGTGAGCTGGCCGAAGCGGGCCGGGCCGTTGATCGCGCCGACCTGCTGGTAGTTGGCGCCGTCGTAGCTGACCCAGACGTTGGCGCCGCCCCAGAGCGCGCCGCCGGCCACCGCCGCCCACATCGCCACGCCGCCGGGCGTCAGCGAGACAGGCGGGTTGAAGATGATCGGACCGGCGGTACCTGTTGTCGTCGCGGCGAAAGGCCGGATGTCGAGACCTTGGGAGAGTGAAGCGCCCCAGGCCAGGATCGAGCTGGTCCCGTTGCCGGCGAAGCTGGTCAGACCGCCATTGGCGACAAGGATCCGCGCGGCGAGATTGGTCAGCGGAAGCTGGAATCCGAGCGAGACACGCCACCAGCCGCTGCCAGCCGAGGTGACAGACGTCGAGACCAGCACGCCGGCGCTGAAGAGCGCTGTAGAGACCAGGGCGCCGGCCGAGATGTCGAACAAAGCGGTGACGGCATTGGTCCCGTCGCTGACTTCAAGCTGGACCTGGCCGTAGCCATTGGCCTTCACGTAGACGGAGCAGATGTAGTTGGCGCCGCCGAAGATCGTCGTGGTTTCTACCACTCGGTGAACGCCGCTGGTGGTGGTCGGCAGCAGCTTCTGCGCATCGGTCGCGCCAGTGACCGGGCTCGTCGCCGCCGCCGTGGTGACCGTCAGGTTCAACTTGGTCCAGGCCGCGTTGGTCCAGTCTTGCGACCAGAGCAGCAGGTTGGCTTCCACCCCGCCCGGATCCACGCTCTGGTTCGGCTGCACTGTCTGGCTGGCCTGCATGGCGTAGAGCGGGGTGTTGTGGACCCCGATCGGGTAGTCCTCACAGGTGAGCGTCAGGCCGTATTTCTCGTCCTCTTCGATCCCGGTGACGCGGACCATATAGGCGGCGAGGCCGAGGCCGGCGTCGGTCAGTTCGACCAGGTCGCCCGGCTCCAGGAGCGCGAACATCCAGCCCAGTTTGAACTTGTACTGGGCGCGGATGTAGAGCGTGCGCTGCAGGTAGAGCTGGGCCGAAATCGCGGCCACAGCGGGCGTGCAGACGCAGTGGACCGTGTCCGGATCCTTCCGCCGCATGCCGTACTGGGCCACGTTCGCCGCGTCCGAGGCCAGGGCGATGGCCATGTTGTACTGGTTGGTGCGGTCGAGGTACTCGAGCTGGATGACGTTGTAGGCGTCGGACTGATCCTGGATGTCGACGGTGAGCGGCGGATCGGCGCTGTCTTTGTCGAGGATGTAGGCGTCGTCGGTGAGCGAATAGACCGGGGTATTGTCCGGCGCGTAGGTCTTGCCGTTGCCGGTGAGCGCCGTGTCGCCATAGGGAATGAACTTCAGCACCCCTTCGGACCAGACGCAGGTCGAGTTGGTGGCGCGCAGCAGCTCGGTCAGGAAGTCGGACGCGCTGCGCTGCTGGTCGATCACCGGGCTGACCAGCAGGCCGGCCGCCAGGGTGTAAGACTGATACTGGGTCAGGCTGCCAAGCAGGCCGGCGCTCCAACCAGGCACGCCGGTGCGGGTATTCTGGAAGAAGTCGGCGACCACCAGGGACGGATCGGCGTCAGGCGTCGCGCCGACCCCGAACGCCGAGGTGCGCACCATCTCGAAGCTGTGGTTTGGCGTCGAGGCGGAGCTGTCGAGCGCATAGTTGGCGGCGAAGGCGAGCGAGAGGCCGGAGTAGCCGATCGCGTGGGTCGGGTGGTTGGAGGTGAGGTAGGACCACGGGGTCTGACCGATCGTCCCGAGCGAGAACGAGAGGCCAGCCTGGGTCGGCGCGGCCTGCGAGCCGGTGTCGGCGACGGTGCTGCCGACCGAGCCGTGGGCGTACTGTTTCCCGTTCACCCAGACTTGGGAGATGGTGTCGATCGGCCCCTCGCAGATCGCGAGGATGACGGTGGCCGAGTAGTTGTAGCCGGTGACGCCGGACCCACCCTTCCCGCCTCCGCCGCCCGCGCCGTTCTGGGCGGTGGACTTGAAGTCGAGGTAGTCGACCAGGTTGCAGCGACAGCGAAACGTGCCCCAGCCGACCGGGATGGTGACGCCGAGCGACGACATCTGCACCTGGATCCCGGCGTAGCGGGTGATGACGCCGGACGCGGCTCTACCGGCCATGAGCCCAGGCCTTCAGCGTGAAGCAGCGGCGATCGGCGGTGATCAGGCCGGCGTCGCGGTCGAGATCGACGAGGGTGACGCAGCGTTCATTGACGGCCGCGTGGATGCCTTGCGGCCAGGCGAGCAGGATCGCGCCGTGGCTGTAAACGTGGCCGATCCGGAAGAGGAGCAGGTCGCCGGGCTGGGCGGCCGCGGGCTCGATCTCGGCGGCGATGCGCAGGACGAAGCCGAGGTAGCGCTCCTCGCCGCGGTGGATGTGCCAGTCTCGCGGGTATTCGCCGGTGTCGAAGTCGTGCACCAGGCCGCAGGCGGCGTAGACCCTGAGCGGGAACTGCGCACAGTCGACGCCGACGCCCTTTACCCGCCCGCGATGATGCCAAGGCGTGCCCAGCCACGACCGCGCTTCGGCGCAGACGGCGGCGCGACCGGCGAGCTCGGAAGCTGTGCCTGGAAGCACACTCGATGCCGAGAGCATGGATGACCTCCCGGACAACACAGGATCGAGTAATAGTGCTAAGGTGACGCTTGGCCGCGGTCCGGCTGACCTGTGCCGAGACCCGAAGGCAGGTCGACGGAGCAAACCGCTTCAATGGTTACGACGCCCACCCCGCCAGAATGGAGCCTTGTACAAGTAGTCCATGCGCGACTGACTGAGGACGGCCGCGAGTTCCGCGGCGGCCGATGCGATTGCGCGCGCTCGGGTTGGGTCGGGCTTACGACCCACCTTACCGAATTCCTCGGTCACCACTGATCCCATCAATCGACTTACCAAACCGGGTCCTTCAGAACCCTGGTCGCGCCACAATTCGCGCCCACAAAGCAAGGCTAGGGTGGTCACGTCGGAGAGCCGGAATTCAATCTCGGCTTCTTGAGAAGGCGATACCTTTGCGTCGTGTTTTGATGCCCAATACTCGGACGATATTCGGAGGAGCGTTTCAAGCTGCGCCCTCAATGCATCCACCGCACGGCTCAGGTGCTCGCGCCGTGTCCTGTAATGCTCGTTGAATCTAGCGAGAAAAAAGCTGCCGAGCACCGCCAGCACCATCCCCACAGCAACTGGCGCCGCTAGTTTGTCAGCAGCCCATTCTAGGATACCCGAGTGGGCCACCGCCGGCGGGGGCGGTGGGCAGCTGAGTGCGTGATGGAGCGTAGCCGACGGTATTGCCAATCAGCTAATTACCGACGAGCCGACACCCGCATCGCGTCCTCTGCGAAGCGTACGTAGGGCCAGAGCTTCGGCGTGTCAGGAGCTTCTATCTTGACGAGTTGAAGCACACGTTCGGTGGGGAGATCACGATGCAGCCTGAATAGACCTCCGAACGCCTCTTCGAGGAAGGAGGTGGGCATTCCGGTCACGCCGTCGAAATTGAAACGGATCGATCGACCCGTTTCTAGCGCTTCACGCACCAGCGGAAGGACGACCGCTTCGCGGAACTCCTCCCCGCTGAACTCTCCGTCGGACCGGAACCGGCCGCCGATATCGGGCGTAAATCGGTCAGCGACATCGTAGGTCGTCGTCATGACAGCGGCTCGTTTGCGGCTCTCGCCGCGGGCAGTTTCAAGTTCCATTCGATCAACGTACCACAAAAGGGATTATTGTGATTTAGTTTCGATACTGCGCGTCCGCCAGCGAAGACCGCCTCGCCGCGCCCACTGACAATCCTAACTTGTGATCCCTGAAGCTGCGGGATCATGTGACAGATGGTCCATAGCCCGTTTCCGCGTCCCTCCGCAGGGTCCGGCGCCCTCGCGCCTGCTTCACCAAAGCGGGACCGCCCTACTGCTCGGAACCGGGTTCGGCCCAACCGGATACCTCCGGCGATCAAGTCTGCGTCTTTCCACTCAGGCGGGCAAAAACGCAACACAGAATTGATGAATGGTTGCCGCGGCAATGTCGTGGGGATTCCCACGCCTTGGTCGTAGACGACGAACTGCAACAAATCCTTGTCGGGGTCGAACGCCGCTGCAGCCCACCAGCGCGAGACCGTAGGCAGCGAACCCGCTCCGAGTTCCTCTGGCGGATATGCGTGATGCCGGACATTCTTGATCGCTTCAACGAGCGCCGCATAGACGTACTGACGCTCTGGATCCCGTCCGGCAACGGCAGCCAATCTATCAATCAAGTCCTTCGCAACGGTCTGCTCCACTTTCTGACCGGATACGAACTGGACGAACTTGGCGCCTCCCGTTGATTCAACGGGAGCGTCGGCACTCCTGCCTCGTGCGTCTACCAACGAATAGAAGCCGAGCTGTTCCAGGAGTGCTCTGACGTCCGGGGCCCACTCGCGGTCATCGATGAAGGGTTTGAAGTTGCCTTGCTGAATCACCCTGCGATGGTACTCGGCCGTCAGCACGAGGGCAGCGTCGAGCGATAGCTGCCGCACATCCTTAAGGTCGATAACGAGCATGTTCTGTTCGCCTCTCTCCCTCCGGGTCATTGCGAACGTCCGCCAATGGTACTCGTAGATGAAGCCGAGAAACTCATCTCTAGCCTCGCTGAGGGACATGATTTCTGGCGCGCGCAGGCGCATGGCGGGGCGCTCAGTCTTACCATCGGCCCAAATTCCGGGCACCGCGGCTGGGCGTGGCAGGCCCTCGCGGTCCTGTTCTATGCGTTCGCGCAACGGCTGACGGGCCCAGCCCGGTACCGCATCGATCGCGACCCATCGACGCGTAGGAACAGCTCTCTCGCGGAAGTTGCCTCCTCGAAAGCGCCGGCGTAGCCAGCGCGCATTCGGGTAGCGAGACCTCCTCACAAACACCGAGAAGAATCGCGAGCGCGCGGTCATCGCGCCTTAGGAACAAACCTGTGCCAGCTTGCAAGACTAATCGATCATTGGAGGTTGTGCTGCCTCCTTTGACCACAAGCACTGGAAATGCGAGAAACTGCAGGCCGACAGTCCTTTTGAAGGTACAATCTGCCTCAACGCTGTGTCGCACGGCCGCCAACGCCGCGCCAGTGTCAGTCGGGCCACCGGAAGTCAAAGCGCCCCCTGATCGCGCGTGGAATGCAGCGGTTGGCCGCGGCTAGGAGACCGGTTGTGAAACTGTTCCCGATCAGAAACGACGAAGATCACGCTCGGGCCGTTCGCGAGATCTCTCGGCTATGGGAAGCGCCGGAGGGCTCCGCCGAGGCTGATTGCATGGATGCGCTGGCGACCCTCGTAGATCGCTACGAGCGCCAACGCTGGCCGGTCCCGAGCGCGCCTCCCCTGGAGATGCTGAAGTTCATGATGGAGCAGAACGGGTACCGGCAGACCGATCTCGCGACCCTGCTGGGCTCTCGATCGCGCGCCTCGGAGATACTGAACGGCCGCCGGCCGTTGACGCTCGACCAAATCAGGCTACTGGCCAGCCGATGGCACATTCCCGTTGCGTTGCTGGTGGGTGAACTCTCTGCGGCCTGACCATCAAAGCACCCCCTGGATCGCGGGTGGGGTGAAGGGTTGGCCGCGGAAGTGGATCAGGTTGGACTGGGCGGTGCAGTCGGCCATGGTCAGGAGGCAGCCGCGGACGGCGTTGAAGGCGTCGCCGGCAGCGGGAGCGAAGGGCAGCGGGAAGGCGACGGTCATCGCGCCTGAAGCGGCGACGTAGCTCTGCACTGCGCGGCTGAGGCCGGCGTTGGCGCCCGAGGTGAAGGTGATCGTGCCCTTGTCGAAGAAGTGGTCGGGGCTCGCCAGGCTGGTGTTGAAGGCCAGGGTCGTGGCGCCGGCGGCGACCGTGCCAGGGACGTTGGTCGGCGTCAGGGTGCAGTTGGCATCGTAGTGGGTGTTGAGGCAGCCGGCCTGGAAGACGTCGGGCCCCATGTTGACGTTGAGCAGCACGGTCCAGGCGCTGATCGTCATGGTGAACTTGGCGCGGCTGACATCTTTCAGCGCGGTGACGCGGCCGGAGAAGGCGACGACGGCGCCCGTGATCGGCTGACCCCATGCCGGCAGAAAGGCGCGGTAGAGCACCACCGTCGCGCCGTCGAAGCCGCGGCCTTGGGCGAACGGGATCAGCGGGGCGCCGTTGATCCGGTCGGAGACGTCGGCGCTGATCTGCATGTCGAGGGTGGCGACCTCGAGCCCGAGCTTGGTGCTGATCTTGCCGCGGTCGATGGCGGGGCCGAGGGCGTAAGCGCCGTTGGCGATGGTCGGCTGGCCGGCGGCGGCGGCGAAGACGTAGGCCTTATCGGCGCGCTGGATCGGGTCGCCGGAGCCGCCGTGCCAGCGGATCACCGAGCCGCCGTTGAGGGTGATGGCCCAGAGGTCCAGCATCTGGAAGTCGGCGCCGCCGTTCAGCAGCGCGGCGGTGGCGCCGGCGGAGACGCAGTCGATTGGCGTCTTCATCGGCGGTTGCTCGTGAACTTGAGGCTCTTGCCTTCCCAGAGCTGGGTGACGATCTGAACGAAGCCGAGGTCGTCCTGGGTGAAGTTGCAGCCGAAGTAGAACCAGCCGAACCACTGCAAGGTGTGACCGGCGGCGGGGGCGGTGGTGAAGGTGACCTGGCCCGCCGCGACAGTGAAGGCGCCCGCCGGCGCGCCGTTGTCCGCAATGCCGACGTTGAAGGCGGCGTAGACCGGCTCGAACCAGCTGCGGACGAAGCGGCTGAGCTGGAAGGTGCGGGTGGCGCCATCGCCGACGCCAAACTGAAAGCCCAACCCCGAGGTCGAGCCTGGGTCGGTGAGGAAGGCGCCGGTGCTGGGATCGGTGAGCGGGGCGCCGGTCGCCGGGTCCTGCAGCACTGACGTCGGCACGGCGCAGTCGGTGGGGTCGACGAAGAGGAACGGGGCGAACTGGCCCTTGGCGACGTTGAAGAACTCCCACATCGCGGCGAGCTCGTCGGCGGTCGGGCGGTGGCGGATCACCTCGTACTGAAGCTCGAAGTCCCAGAGCGGATAGGGCCAGTAGGCGGTGCGCCGCTGACGGCCCGACGCGGCGCGGATCACCTCGGTCGACCACTTCGGCGCCTTGGTCACCGCGATCGCCTGACCGGGCAGGAACGGCAGCACCGGCAGGCCGTCGGCGCCGGACCATATCGCGCCGGGCAAGGCGCTGAGGAAGCTCGGCGGGACGTAGGGCGTGATCGACATCCGTCCCCCTTCACTTCAGCGAGATCAAAACAGGTCCGCGGGCGACCGCGAGCGGCTAAGCCGTGCGCATGCCCTTGCGGCCCATTTCCTGGAGCACCGTCGAGAGGTGGTCCTGGTTGGAGCGGAGGAAGGTCTTGAAGCTGGGGCCGTCCATCGCGCCGTGGATGTGGAAGTGGGCGTGGAGGTCACCGCTCGCCGCCGGCGTGGACGCCGCGGCGTTGGCCCCGCTGCCTGCCTGATAGTCGGCGAGCATCGAGCGCATCGGGTTCGCCAGGCGGGCCGGCAGCACCATCTCCTGCGCATGCAGCTGGGTGATCGGGTTGATCCCCGCGGGGATGTCGAAGCCGCCCGCCGCCGAAGCCGCGGCCCCGTAAGCGCCGGCGGCCGCGGCCATCGCCGCGCCGAACGCAGGCGCACCCATGTCGAGCGGCCAAGGCGCGGCGGCCATCGAAGCGACGCCGCCGGCGCCGGCCAGGCCAACCAACGACGGAACCTGCGCCGCGATCGCCGCCTTCTGGGCGACGACCCCGGCAGTGACCGCGGTGGCCTGGGTCTGCGCCGTGGTGACCGAGGACGCGGTCTTCCTCACATCGAGCAGGACCTGTTGCGCCAGGTCCTTCAGGCCGAGGGCATTGAGCAGCGCCTGGCCTTGCGTGCTCGCAAGGATGTTCTCTGTGACGCCCCACGCCCACTTGTCGACCACGCCATCGACGACTTTGAAGAGGTCGTTGAGGATCTGCACGCCGACGCTGCGCATCACCTGGCTCAGCGACCTGGAGCCCGTGATCATCTGAGCCAGGCCGCGCGAGAACGTCGACACCACGCCGTCCATCGACGTCTTCAGTCGCTCAAGGTCGCGCGCGCCTCCGAGAGTCTTCAGATGATCGCCCACCTGTTGCAGCGACTTGCGGACTTCAGCGATGACCGGACTGAAGTCCCCCATCGCCGCTTTCGCTTCGGCGAGGCCCTGGGTGAGACCGCCGGTGTCGGCGGAGAAGGTCAAGGTCAGGTCGCTATCGGCCATCGTCGCCTCCGCTCGTGGGGTCGTTGGTCGCGCCAGGGAAGTTGGTCAGGAAGGCCGCGAGGTCGCGCGGATCGATCCGATCGGGCGCGGCTGATGCTGTTCGGCGAAGACCGAGATAGGCGGCCGCGGCGATGTAGGCCGGTGGCCCTTCGCGCGCCCAGTGGCGGCTCAGCGCGGCGTAGCGTTGCAGGTTCCAGGACTGCTCGACGCCGTCCCAGTCGCTGGAACCGAGGCCGGCGAGGATGGCGCAGATGATGTCGTCGACGTCGCCGTCGAAGGGCGCGCGGTCCCCTCCCCGGCCAAAGGGTCGTTGGCCGCCGCCTCCGGCGTTGCGAGGCCGATCTCGATCATCAGGTCGTTGATGAACGTTCGCAGGCCCGGCATCTCGGCCGGCGTCAGCGCCTCTTCGAGCTCGTCGACCGTGACCGCCGACGCCGAGCCGACGCTGACGATGCCGAGAATCGCCTCGACGCTGGCCATGGGGTCGCTCGACGCCTGGACGGCGGCGATGTAGCGCCAGGCGGCCTTGAGTGCCTTGAAGTTCGGCAGGGTGACGGACCAGACCTGCCCCCCGATGGTGACGTCAGCCATGGTTCACCCCGTCATCGAGTAGTTGAAGACGGCGCCCGAGCCGTTGTCCTGGGCGCTCATGTCGAGCTGCGGCAGGGCGAAATCGTCGAGCTTGAGCGGCATCGAGAGCTTCGGGCACTGCACCGCAGGGAAGTTCAGGAACAGTGAGCGGGTGACGCCGTCCGAGCCCTTGAACTTGTTGACCAGCTGGACCGCGAAGGTCGGGGCGGCGCCCATCAGCTGGTTGGTGAAGGCGAGGGTCGAGCCGGTGCTGGCCGAAGCATAGGTGTAGGAGACCCGCAGCGCCTGGCCGTTCTGGGCGGTGTTGACGCTGTAGGCGCCGGTCACGGTGTTGACCGCGTACTGGCCGGCGGCGGGGGCCGAGGCGACGCGCGTCATCCAGAGACCGGTGACCGTGTTGTAGAGCCCGAGATCCTGGCTGAACGTCCCGCCGCTGGCGACGGTGAAAGCGCCGGCCGTGGGCGTCGCGGCCTCGTCGACCGAGTTGAGCGTTTCGCCTGTGGTCGAGGTAAGGCCGAAATAGACGCTGTTGAAGAGCAGCGGGTCGACGACTCCGATGGACGCCCTGAGTTCGATCTTGGCTTTGCCGCGAGCCTGCTCCAGCGCGTACTGGTTGGAGCCGTAGAGCATCTTGCTGTCGTAGGAGAAGTCGACCTGGACATCCTGCAGACGGCCGAAACGGGTCGGAGTCGGGTTGGCGCCCTGTGGGGTCGCGAACAGGAAGCCGACGCCGAAGACGGATTGAGCCATGGCTCAGACCTCCTCGAAATGGGTGCTGGGCGACGTC